TTTTCTCTAATATTTGCGATTGCTCTGTCATACATACTTGACCATACTGCGATTCTTTCATCGTTCATTAAATATGGTTGTGCTTCTGCTAGAGTTGCATAGAGTAAAGCATCAGGGAAATATGCTAAATACACATTACTTGCTGTTGATGTGTCTATAAAGGTAGGTTTAGCATAATAGAGTATTTGTACTGTTTGTGTTCCATCAGGAACAGGCGCAAATTGAAACTCAGCACCAAGCATCGTAAAGTGTGTTGGTACGCCTGATTCGCTTGTCTTGCCATTTCTAAAGAATTTGTCTGGTGTTTGGAATTCTAGTGTGTACACAGGATTACCTTGTATATGTATTTCTCTTAACTCTAAAAAGTCGCTAGGAAATGCTATGTTCTTATCACCGCCAACTGTTGATGCAGTAGCTACTTTTAACATCTCTTGCACTCTTAAGTCACGAGATAAACGCTCTTGTGCTAACTCAACAAAGTCCGGAATAACTGATGTTAAGTCTGACCTTGCAAGATAGTTTTCTACTGTTGTTACAAAACTTGTATAATTAGTAAATGCCATCTAATTGCCCTTTTAATCGTTCCCAACATTTGTCCATTTCGTCTTGATGCCATTCTGCTGCTGCTAATGACCTTAACCATGGTTCTCTATCAGGATATGTTAATTTTTCTATATCTTCTAATTTGTTTGAAATTGGTATTGCAGGACTGTAATCAGATACAATTACAGGAACTCCATGTACACTTGCCTCTACATCAGCAACACTGCCAAAACTAACTACACAGTGAGCATTTTTAATTGCATTAAGTAATCCGCCTTCTGATTTACGTTTAATAATAATTTTGCGGTCAGAATATTGTCTAATCTCTTCTATGGTTTTATCTAACCAATTATAAGCATTGTAAACAAATGATACTTTATTTGCTGGTGGTAATATGACAATATCATCACCTTTTCTGTATTCTTTTATCTTAGGTATGTTACGATTAGATGGTCTCCAATCCGTGCAGTGATAATTGTTGATACAGAATCTAGCCCAACTCATATTAAATTCACGATTAAAATAACCATGGTCAATATAAATGTAAGGGATGTTTTGTTTACGACACTCTGTCTGAATGTTATCGCAGTTGTTTAAATTACCTACAATAATAGGAATGTCTTTACCATTCCAATTCTTTGTAAATTCACCGCCAGAATATTTGTGCAGACGTTTTAATACATTATCACGTCTTTCTACACCAGTTAAAATTAACTGCATGAGAGAACATAATCTCCAGCTATTTGACCATGTAATGTATATCCCCAAGAGATAAGTAAATCTACTGCTTGAGTATCTTTTAATCCAAAGTTTTTACCTTTGTTAGGTTTTTGTTCTACAATAATGGTTGGTTTATGCTCTTTAATTGTTTTCTCAGCACCTAGCAAAATATAGTATTCAAAGCCTTCTGTATCAATCTTAATAAAGTCAGGTTTAAGATTAAAACTGTCTAACAATTTACATTCAACATCATCACCATCTTTTACCCAAGAATCTCCACTTGAACCATTAGTTGTATGAATAGATACTTTCTTTTCTTCGTTACCTAATGCGTAAGGATGTAATGTATAGTTATCTGCTTGAACATTTTTAACATAACATTCACGATGGTCATTAACAGGTTCAAATGCGTGTACTTCTTTAAACAACTTAACTAAGTGCATCGACCATAAACCACAATGTCCACCAATATCGATACATACATCAAACTTTTTAACAAATTTCATTGTTACATCTAGTTTATGTTTTTGGTATGACCAACCTTCATTTTTAGCAAACATTAATAAATGTTCTTCGTGGTCAGGTAGCCATATTCCTTTTACGTTTTTCATATATTGTTGGTTTGTAGTTCTTTCATTATTGCTTCGTAAACAGTGTCAACACTAATGGCTTTACGCTTTTCTTCGCAGTGCTTACATATTTCTTTAAATTTACCACAAGGTTTACTGCCATCATGTATGTTTGTATGAAAGTCATATCCTAGATGTTTAGGACTTGTGAATCCAGACCATATTACAACTGATGGTATTCCTAGTGCTGCTGCTGCATGATGTAAACCACCATCTGTTCCTACAAATAGCTTAGCTTTCTTTAATACGATTAAAGCATCTCTAAATGTATTGGTTTGTATTGTTTTGGTGTATTGCTTACCTGTGTTAAATTGAATCCATGGTAAATCGTATTGCAGTAACTCTTTCCATTTATCCCAAGACTTATTGACTGTGTGTATGTAAGTTGTTTTAACATTAGGTTCAACAACAATATAGTCTTTATCAATATCGTTTATCTTATTTAATTCTTTGTCGCTAAAGAATATCTCGCCTGGCATTGGTTTGTAATCATCATTAAAGATAATCTTACCATTTTCTGTTCCGTGCATATAAGGACGTTTGCCAGGATAATTATGAACCCACTCTATTTCTTCTTTATCGTCTAATGCCATTCTAGGATTATTAGAGAATATCTGTGGTTCAAAAAATGCTTTATTGCCATTACCTAAAGCAACCTTTTTACCTGTTCGTTCATTAGCTTCTTTTACTTCAGCAGAAGCCATTAGCCAATCACCTAAACCCATCCACTAACCTGTTGAATAACTTGTTGCCAAGAACGATTTTCTTGATATAGTAACTTCATACTACGATACCAAGGCATACTCGGTTGTGCATAGCGCCATTGATGCCATTTAGGTACTAAACAGATAGTTTTAACACCTAATGCAGCTGAACAGTGTAATGCGGTGGTATTGACACCAATAACTGCATCTAATTCAGCAATAAGTGCTGCAGTATCATCATAATCAGATGATTGCGTAGCAAATGGAAAATACTTTACCCCATCTATCTTCTCATCTACTACGTAATCTAATGAAATTAAAATTAAGTCATCACGACTCAATAATGATTGTATATCATCTTTTGTAAGTTTTCTACCTTTTTCATTGGTTCTTTTACTACCACCATGTGTAGTAATGCCAATCACTTTTTTACCCCATGAATCGAATAGACTGCGCCACATTTGTCTTCTTTCAGGGTCTGCAACAAGATATGTCTCACGAGGAAAGTCTTTAGAGTCATGTCTAAAGAACTCCGGTAATCCACCGATTGCACAACGATGGTCAAACTTCTTATCTATTAACCATTCAGGATGTTCATCTCTGCGTGTTCCATGTACTTCTGCTAATGGAAAGCTACGTCTAAATAAACCTTCTAGCTTTGGGTCACAATCAATATAGACTTTGTTACTAATTGCAATCGCATCAGATAAACAGTTAGCATAAAATATTTCATCGCCTAAACCTTGTTCACCATAAACAATAATGTCTTTACCTGCTTGGCCATCCCAACGGCTTTCATCACCATAATGCCATTCTTTTCTAAACTTACTACCGAGTGATAGTCCCCATTGTTTCCAACCTTCTTTCCATTTACCTTGTGCTAAATAAGCATGAGCAAGGTTCATGTTAGCGTTCTGGTCATTAGGGTCAGCTTGTAATGCTAGGTTACAGACATCCTCTGCGTTCTTCCATTCTGATATTTGCACAAAACTAGCTGCTGCATTACTGTAAGCTAATGTGTATGTAGGGTCTAATTCTGCTGACTTTAGAAAACATTTAATGGCATCTTCAAACTTATCTAATTCATGGTATGCACGACCTAGTGATGTCCATAAGGCTTTGTTGCCTGGACTCTCTTGTAATGCACGCCTAAAGTATTGATAAGCTAATGCCGGTTGGTCACCCATTAAATGAATGTAACCCATAAAGTTTAGAGTTGCATCATTATCAGGATAATGTTCTAAAGCTGTATTAATTAACGGAAGAGCATTTGTGTAATCTTCTCGATTAATTAAATCATGTATTGCTAATTGTATTCTTTGTAATTCTTTTCTATCCATGCTTTTTAGTTGTTGTCTTTAACCAAGGATAGTTTGTATTTATTTCTTTGAGTAATTCTTTTGTTTGGTCTTTATTATAAATGTCTATGCCTTTTTGTTTTAACTGCATCTCAATGACTGGTGGGATACTTGCATAGTGTACCCATGATTCTTTAACACCTTTTGCCCATACATCTGGATTGTTCTGTGCTTCTTTTAACTTCTCCACAAGTGGTGTAAAGTCTTGCACATTGTGTATCATGTGGATGTCATTAACAGGGTCGTAATCGTAATATTGCGTAACGCCTGTAATTGGGTCTTTATCAAATAATATTGGCATAATAAAAATAGAGGGATATTTCTATCCCCCTATTATAAATCAATGTTGATTAAACACCAACACCTTGTACTTTAGCATGAGCATCTGGGTTGTTAA